AGGTGCCTTGTTGGTTTAGACAATGCTTCAATCAAGCCATGACTCCTCCTCTCCCGCTTCCGGAAGCTCATCCGGTGAGTGGATCACTCTTGATAAAGTCTTTATAAAGCTTGATTGAGTGCAAAATATCCATCCCTCAAACTCAGGCCTGCACAACACAAACCCCGCTGTCACCTCGACCACAAGTGGTCCAGCAAAACACTCAACAAACAGTTTTTGAGCCTCCAACTTCTTTTTATCTGTTAGGGTTTCCAAACAAGTGGCAACACAAGATTTGAAAGTGATTATATTGCCTGCTCGTGTTGTAAGATAGTCAGGCTTAGTATCCACTAATCCCTCAAAAATTGCTTGACCCATTTGTGAGTATGATGACAAAATGTCCCTTAGGTAACCAATTAAGTCAATGTTGCAGAGCTGTGTTGTTAGTCCACTGTGATCTAAATGAGGTGTGTGAACTTCTTGAAATGTTGGCACACCATCAATGTATTTATAGTAACCTAAAGATCCTTCTTTGATGTAGACTGGACTGACTAGTTTGTCAAATAAATTGGGGTTCAGTTTTGATTTATTCCTAATTCTCATATTTTCAAGATGCCACTCCAAAATTTCATCCTCCTCAAGTAGCTTTAATAGAAGTGATCTGGTTGCTTTCTTTTCAGGGAATTTTGGAACAGAGTCCCAATATATAGTAAAGTTGTTTTCTTTGGTTTGTTTGTTTCTGGAGAAAGATATGGTTGTGCTTTGATTGTTGATCAGGATGTCCCTCGAAATAATTATAGAAAATGGATCTTGATAAATTCTTTTTTCAGATAAGTGTTGAGGAAATGATTTAACCAGTTCACACACTTGAATTTGTCTCTTTTCATTTATGGCATGAGCAATTAAGATTTGCAAAATAGAGCCGTCAATTGTCACATTATTAGGAAACTCTGATTGTGTCACTTCACTCCAACAATGTGCTATGGTATCACAGTTTAGTGCCACAGGCTTAATAAAGGAATTTAAAATCAGTTTATTTTCAGTTTGTTTCAAGTCATATATTCTCTTAGCAGTACCAACAACCATTGATGTTTCCCAGCATAAACCATCATCTCCTTGGAAGTAGGTGCTATTGTTGCTTAGTGATGTGAGTCTGAAAACTTCATAGGGTTCTCTGATTTCAAGGTTGAAACTGGCATCTGAAGCTTCAATGAGTTTCATTCTAATCATTTGTTGTTCATTGGTCAATTTCATTTTTTTGGCAGGAATTGTTGGTTTGACAATTTTTTCAAAAAAGACTGGGTCTCTTAATTCTAACGATGCCAGTGCAGGAATTAGAAAATCATCATTGATTTTTGTGCCTCTCACTTCAGTTACAACTCTTGGACTTTCATCTAATGCTGTGGAAGAAAAGAAGTGTTGTTCATCTAATGTGTATTTTTCAATGAGTAGTTGAATTTTAAGTTGAAGATAATCTTCAGCTAATGTGTTCACACTGTTCTTCATGGATGAGTCAATATCAACAAATTCATTTCCAAGTTTAAAACTCTGAGATCTAATTGTTGCAACAAGACCAGAATAATTTTCACCTCCTGACATTAATCTGAGACTATCTTTGATGCTTTCGATAACACTTTGTTCTAATGATGAAAATGTAGTGGACTGAAAATGTTTTCTAATAAAATTATATAATTTTGCACTAAGTGGATCATCAACATATCTACTGGGATCTAAACTAAGAATGATATTGTTTTCCTTATTATTTTTGATCCTACCTGAACAAACTCTAATTGGTCCATCCTTCAATGGATCCCATGTTTTTACCTCACTTGTTTTGGCAATTAATTTTGCTCTTTCAATGGATAAATTTGGGTGTTTCATCCAACTCTCTAGTTCCTTGTCAATCCTAGCAACTAACTTTTGATTGTCCAATGTATTGAAATCCTTTCTAAGTCTCAAAGAGTAGAGTTTTCGTTCAGTGAATGTCATATTATCAAACATCACAGCAACAGGTTTGCATGAGTAAAAATGTTTCTCTGAAAGTTCAGATAAATGTGATTTGTTAAATCCTGCACAATTGAGTATTTTGATACTCATTTTTAGTAAGTTGTGGCACTGTTGTATTGTGGCACAGTTGTCATAGGCCTCTTGCATTATTGTATCTGTGGTATTCAAATAACTTAAGGGATCAAAAACCTCAAAGCCAAAGCTTGGTATGACTAGAAATTTTATGGTTGGAGGTAATTCTTGACAATCAGACACAAAAACACTTTTAAATTCAAAGACTTCTGTACCCCAAACTGACTTTTCAGAGATCTTCTTGTTTAGACATTTGGACAAGACATAATGTGATTCTATTGTGAACAGTGAGTCTTCTGCCCCAATAAGAACTGTGGCCTGATCATCAGATGTAACACAATTATAAACATCAGAATAATCCTTTAAATTATTTTTTATAAAGGACCAAATGAATTCTTCAGTTTTACCAGCCCACAAATCAGACCAACCATGTAATATTCCTTGGCCCATATCAAATGGATATTGTTGAAGGCCTAATTTATTTTCTTTTAATAACTCTTGAGCATATTGATCTGATTTTTGCTCAAGTTCATTGTAGACAACACTTCTGCATGAGGTCTTCAGATCTGTGTTCTCCTTTTTTATGAGATACTCTACATATTCAGATGAGGTCTCAACTCTTTTTATGGTGTGTTTCCAAAGAATATCACTTATAAGATCAAGTTTGTCTTTGTTTGGATCAATCAGTGTTATGCAGTCATTGAATGTGTCCATCAGAAGTGCAAAAAGAGAGGGCATACTTAAAGGTCCCCATTTGGAATGATCTAATGAGCCAAATAGGAACTCCTCTTTTTCCAGAAGTACAGAACTAAGTTGTTCATCATTTAAGCTAAGCAAATCTTCAAAGTTCACATCAATTAAATTGTTGTTCACGGTCTGACAGTTTACAACATGTTTTCGAATAAGATTTTCTGATGCATGGTCATATAAGCAGCTAATGGGATTCAGATCTTTTATTTGTTTAGCAAATTCTTCAACAATTTTGGTTGCAATTTTAGTTTTAATATCTCCAATATAAAGTTCTCTTGTACCTCCAACCTGTTCTTTGTAACTTAAGCCAAAATTCAAATTTGGAATTTCATCCAATAAGTCAATACAAGTTAATTCTGAAATTATTTCTTTGCTTTTCAATTTTTCTTTCCTTATTTCATTGAGAAGTTCAATTGCTGTGCTATTTCTACTAGAAATTTTGTTAACAAATTTGTCTGAAATTATAGTCTTGTTTTTCCTTTGAGATACTCTTAACTCATCCTTTATGGATTTGATTTTCATTAAAATGCACATGTGTAGTGCATCTGGATCATCTGATTGTATTAATCTACTTTTAATAATTTCAGTCAGATTATCTTTATCAGATTCCTCAAAGCATTGTAAAGCCATATCTTTTAGATTCTCTAAATAAGGCAAACTTTCACATAATTGATATGGTTCAACAGTTTTAAGTTTTTCAATGACCCAATGCAAACCTGAATCATTATAAAATTCAATGAGTTTTTTTAGTGACTCATTGAGATCTTGGACTCTAGATGTGACAGTGCTATCTGCTGGAGTAGGCTCTCCTCTGATTAAACTCATTTTGTTATCATGATGTCTTTGAAGTTGCCTTGAAATAGATGCCTTTGAGTAGAATTTCTGGCATGCAACTTGTGTCATACAAGAGTTGCTGTTTGAAACTTCAAAGGCTAGAGGATCTTTAAGTTTAGTCAAACCAAATTTGTCCAAATAGTCAAGACAATCCAATTTGAACCAGTCTAAGAAACCACTAAGTGCCTGAGGACATACAGTAGGTCCAGTACTATCACCATAGGCTAGTTCCTCAACTGAAAGATTGTTATTTAATCTCCATGATCTCTCTTTATCCCAATTTATTTTAAGCTCAAAATATTTTTGATTGGCTTTAACTCTTTCAATATCCTTTTCCTGTGAATCTCTTGTGATCAAGTTACACAAGTAGGACATGAAAAGCATTTTTCTTGTCTCAATTTGTTTGTTTTCTCCTTTGTCAAATGGGAATATTGTATTGTTTTCATTTTCTGTATAAGAATCAAAAATGTTTTTAAACAGCCAGTAATCAACACAGTTTTTGTCATTTTTGATTTGAAGAGAGAGTTTGTCTCCTATATTGTGACAATGATATTTAGATCGAAGAGTCATAAACAAATATCTTAAGTTTTGAAGATTTTTTTGAGATGTTTTGTTTTGATTTATCAGAATTTCAATTAAAAAACTCCTTGTTTTCCAATCCATAGTTTTTCTTGTAAGTTTTTCATACTCTATTTGCAAATTTTCAAGACATAAAGAAATATTGATGGGACTTATGTATCTGCTAGGGTGTGCTTTAAAACAGTCAAATCCACTAATTGTAATTATACCAAATTTTTTTGTTTTGTGGCCTCTTGTTTTATAAAAGACCACTTGATCTTTATATTTTTGAAAACAAATAAAAGAAGTTTTGTAGGTATAGCTGGTGTTGGCAGATCGTAGTATACACACACTTGTGTCCTGAATTGTTTTAAGATCTTCATTTTTCCAAAACTGCAATCTTTTTTCAGCTAGTTTCAGAACATAGTTTTCATTGTGTGAGGTGTCAACTTTAGTTTGAACCTTTCTTTCTCCTGATAAAGTTAAGTTCTGTTCCAACAATGTGATTCTTGTTTGCACTGAATTTTCCATAGGAGTATAACTTGAGAATAAAACAATGTTTTCTTTAAGCTGGTTTTGAAGGTAATCCAACTCACTCATTGCTGTTTTCCCTTTGTGTTTTAACTTTGACTCACAATCCAGTACAATGGCTTCAAGCCAACGAAGACTGTCATGTGGACCTGGTACTAAACCTTCATTGAAACCCAATAGTTTAAATATATAGCTGTAATCTAATTTTTTTAGTTTTTTTCTTTTGTTTAACTGGTTCAATTTAAGTATAATGTCATTGTTTTTTTCAAAGTAAAGGAGTACATCTGGGTGTGTTTTTCTGAAACCTTGTTTTGTTGATTTGAGAGATCTGAATCTTTTTAAAGAGCTCTCTTTGATTCTACTCCACATCTGCATCATTGTGTTCTTGTTTGTCTCTCTGTAGAAACTATTGCCTTCTTTTATTCTTTTTTTAACAACATTTTTAACTTGATTTGAAAGCAAATTGGTATTGGATTTTGGAAGACTGGATGGGTCAAGATCAGGAAAAATCTTGAGTACTTGTTGTTTAGGTTGCTCTGATTCTGCTCTACCATGTTTAAACTTGTTGTAATAAGGAAATTGTTGAAACAAATCTCTAATCTCCCAATAATATTTCAGGTTAATTTCTCGAATTGTTTCATCTCTTTCTAAATTTCTAAAGAACTTGATCATTAGCTTTTCCAAATCCTGAAGTGTTAGTCTGACATAGGGATTCTCAATTTCACAGAAAGAGCTCATGGTTTCAATATGCAAAATCACTGGATAAAATGTAACAATTTTGTTCCATTTTTGTCTGTCAGAGGATTCTTTTTCATTTTTTTTGCTTTTGCTAATACCAAATTCGTAAATTAAAAGTTTTCCATCCTCAGTCAGTGCATGAGCATCTGGTTTAAGGTTGCTTGAGCAGTCTTTAATGTTAATAAGTTCTAATAGCTCTTTTATAGTTGGTTTTTCCTGCTCTTCTTCAAATTTAAGACCATATTTGGAACAAAGAATTCTCTCTGCTATGTTACCTCTCAATCTAAGAATTCCCTCTGTTTTAAACATCTTTGAGTCCAGTTTTCCAAACATTCTGAGTTGACATCCATCTGGTACAAATTGAAAACCGGATCTGCTCAAGGATTCTACCTTATTAATTAGCTCCTGATAAATGTCGTTAATCAGAGAACTTCCCATACTTCACTTTTGAAACAATAAAGGCACCTCCTCTGTGC